TTACCTAAACCCATATCATCGGCTAAAATATATTTCTTATGACTCGCTAATTTTTCAATAGATTCTATTTGATGTTCTAAAGGTGGTCTATGAGAGTATTTAGTATAATCTATTTCAACCTTTTCAATTTCTTGTGATTTTATTAGTGCCACACGAGGTAACCAAAATGAATGTAATTTTTCATTTTCAAATATTTTACCCCATATATGGAAAGACTTATCTTTTTCAACCAAAAGTTTTTCAATGTAAACTTTTTCAGGTACTTTTGTTAGAAGTTTATCTTCCATCATCTTCTTACCGAAGTAACTATCTAAATCTACCCACTTTCTAGCTATTTTAGGGACTAACTCGTTATAACTATTGATGTAGTCGGCTTGAGCCCTTGTTAATTTAAAATGTTTTTGTTCTTTAAATTTTTTTTGAATAGATTGTATATAATTATTGAACCCATCGTATACTTCTAATGTACGTTGCGCCCTAACTTCAGGTATCTTAGATAATTTATCTTTATTACTTTCCATAATCTAATATTTATAATATAACTATAAACTAACTATTTATCAATATATGAGTAATAGAAAGATACCAATAACACGTTTAGAGAAGTTTTTCGGTTCCGAGGATTTTGGATTAGAACAAAATATGGGTCGTGAGTGGCTTGAAGGTGATATGCATTTCACCGTTGTTCTATATAAGGTCGATAGACAAAAAACTAAAACCGATGATGTATATGGAGAATCTTTAGAGGACGGTATACAGTTTTTACCTCCTGTTGAATTTAAAGGTTATGTTACTATCGAGACTCCCGAAAACCAGAACTACTCTAACGCTAATTTATCACAATTAGAGCCAGGTAATTTAAAAGTCGGCGTTTACCAAGATGCGTTAGACGAGTTAAACATCGACATCGATTATGGTGATTATTTAGGTTATTATGAAACTGAGGACCGAGTAAGGTATTACTCTGTTGTTAATGATGGTCGTGTTGTTAGCGACAATAAACATACTTATGGTGGATATAAACCATTTTACCGAAGTATAATTGCGGCACCTGTTAATGACGGGGAATTTAGAGGAATATGAAAAAATTACTAAAAGAAATAAATTTTATTAAAACTCGTATGTCACATATGTGTGAAGGTATTGAAGGTGAAAAAGTTGTGTGTGACGATTGTGGGTGGTCTTGGGATTTAAGTGACGGTGGTCACGACCCGTATATCTGCCATAAATGTGGTAACGATAATCAAGAAGTTAATTATATCGGTAAAAAAGTTATGGTATACTATAACTTACATAAACATACATTTTCCGTATCATATAAAAATAGAATTGTTATGTACGCCGATTATGTTAAATTAAAAGATGTTGAATTTAGAGTACGACAAGGTGGTAAAGAAAAAGTAAGGGATGAAATGAGAAAAAATGTACACGCATTTGTGATTGGAACTTTACTGGATTTTTGTACGTTTCCATGTGAAAACTTACCTGATGAGCCAAATGAAAATGTGATAACGTATAATCCGTATAAGTATGACTCATTCGTTAGAAAAGATGGTGAGGAACCAATTTATAATGCTAATGAGGTTGAAATGATTAATTCTAAAAATAAAGTATTTTTTATAAGTGAAACTGTAAAATAATGGGACTACCTAAAAATGTAAAAAAATATTTACCTTTAACTCCTGATAAAATTTTACATCAGAGAAGAGAGGAACTACTTGAACAAATTCAAGAAGACGGCACTTATTTACCAAAATCTATTTTACACGCAGATTTAGATAGGGGTATGTTAGATTTTGTTAGAGATGAATTAGGTATTTCAGTAAACGGAAAGAATATAAAAAATATAGATTTAATTATAACCACACAAAATTGGGCTCAGTTTACTGAGACTTGGAATTTTCAGGATTTAGATAAAAATATTAAACCCCCTTTTGTTGCCACGGTTAGAAATCCCGATGTTAAGTTTGGGACAAATCCGTCATTACAATATACAATACCAAATAGAAGACAATTTTATTATGCTAAAGTACCAACGTGGGACGGACAAAGAAAAGGAATGGATATATATAAAATACCTCAACCCGTTCCTGTTGATATTACTTACAATGTAAAAATATTCTGTAATAGAATGAGAGAGTTAAATGACTTTAATAAAAAGGTATTACAGAAATTTTCATCTAGACAGGCGTATACAGAAATAAAGGGTCACTATATACCAATGATATTAAATAGCTCATCTGACGAATCTGTTTTAGAACTTGAGAAAAGAAAATACTACGTACAAAACTACGAATTCTTAATGATGGGATTCTTGTTAGATGAGGAAGAGTTTGAAGTGTCTCCCGCCATATCTAGAACCGCAACTATATTTGAGGTTGATTTACTTAATACGGGTAAAAGAGTCGAGAAATTACCTTCAAACCCAAGTGATTTTGAATTAGATATTATTTTTGTTAGTGGTTTAGAATCTTTAACTGAAACTTACAGATATGAAATTGACTTAACAATATTAGAATCGTCTAATGTAGATAGTTATTCTGTCTATATTAATGGTAACTATATCGGTGATGATATAACAACGATAAAAGTATCCACTAACGATGTAATCAAAATTGATGTTGTTAAAACCGATATCACTAAGCAGTCAATATTAAAATCTAAAGCGAGACTTTTATAGTTATTCTCCGTAGATATCTCTAACTTCTTTACAATTATCCTCAATTAACTTTTCTAAGAATTTATAAATCTTTAAACCGTGTTTTTCACAGTATAGTTTTAAAGTCTTATGTGACTCAGGTGAAATTTTTATGTTTTTTATTTTACTCATCCATGTTTTTTTAAAAAGTAGAAAAAAGGTAGAATTTTTTCCTACTCTTTATAAATATAGTCTTTAACTAATAGTTTTTTCATCTTTTTGCTAATATTTATCTATAAATAAAAACTTAAGAAAAAAATTACACAATGGCGACATCTAACAAAGTATTCGTATCTCCGGGTGTTTATACATCAGAAAGAGATTTAAGTTTTGTAGCACAAAGTGTAGGAGTAACAACTCTTGGGTTAGTAGGTGAAACAATTTCGGGACCAGCATTCGAGCCGATTTTCATTACTAATTACGATGAGTTCCAATCCTATTTTGGTGGTACAAATCCAACTAAATTTGTAAATACTCAGATACCTAAGTATGAGGCGGCTTACATAGCTAAGTCTTATCTACAACAATCAAATCAATTGTTTGTAACAAGGGTACTTGGATTATCGGGGTATGACGCAGGACCTTCATGGTCAATAACAACTATCGGTAACTTAGATAGTTCAGGAACAACCTACGCGGGCGTATCTGGACCACATTTTATTACATTTACCGGAGTATCAGGAACATCTACAAGTGTTGACGTAACGAGTTACGGAACACTTCCCGCTTCAATTCAAGGTGTGATAACAGATTCATATACAACATATACCGGTGGAGAATCAACTTTACAATCAGATATTGAGGGGTATATGTATAATGAAATTTTAGCAGCAACTGGAAATACTTCAGGACAAACATCTTATTTTTGGGGTGCGGTAAGTGCTTCAACATTTAGTAATACTACAGGTGATACGGTTAACCAAACGGGTATACTCGGAGCAACTAACACTAATGTTTTGGGGGTTGAGGATATTAGTTTCGAAAATATTAATTTAACGGACTCAGTAAACGACCCGTGGTATTACGCTTTATTTACTGAAACAAGTGGAGTTTATAACGGTACTGGTTTTGGTTTAGGTTTAACCACTTTAAATAATAATGGTTTATCATTTACAGGTACCGCTCATGTTTATGTAACGAACTACACAGGTACACCGTATAATGATTATCATGATGTTGTGGTGGCAACTTTACGTTCGCGAGGTATTGATACATATACTACTGATGATGGTCCTGTATATGAAGTGTCAGGATTAACTGATGTTAGTATGGATTGTACGGGGAATTACTCGGAGGTTAATACTAACCCTTTCTCTACATTTGGACTTTCTGCGACAACTGCGGATGGGGATAACTTCTTTTTCCAAACATCATTTAATGTATCTAATTCAAACTACTTATCAAAGGTATTTGGAAAATCTAATTTTGCAAAACCAAAATCTGAAGTACCTTTATTCGTAGAAGAAGAATATTACAACCTATTAAATACTGGTTATAGATTAGGTCGTGTTCGTGGTTTAAATTGTACACTAACTGATTTACCAAGTGCGAGACAAGATTTAGGAACTAACACAAGTATTGGTTGGTATTTAGAACAATATCAAACACCTGAAACACCATATTTTGTTTCTGAACTAAGAGGTAACCAAGTTTACGATATGTTTAAAGTTATAACAATATCTGATGGTAACAGTGCAAACAGAGAAGTAAAAGTTTCAATTATGAATATCTCATTTAATAATGGAACTTTTGATGTTGTAGTACGTGATTTCTTCGATACAGATGCAAATCCTGTAGTTTTAGAGAAATTTACTAACTGTACAATGGATATCAACCAAAATAGTTTTGTAGCTAAGAAAATTGGTACATCCAATGGTGAATTTGAATTAAGGTCAAGATTCATAATGTTAGAAATGAATGAAGACGCACCTATGGATTCACTACCTTGTGGGTTTAGAGGATATCAAACTAGACAGTATTCAGGAGTTAAATCACCATTTTTAGAATATAAAACAAAATACGACACACCAGGTGAAGTTATTTGGAACCCACCATTTGGTGCGGCTTCAGGTACGGACAATGAAACAAGAAGTTCAGGTGATAGAGTAAGAAGAACATACTTAGGTGTTTCTAACACTGCTGGTATCGACGCGGATTTCTTATCATATAAAGGAAAACAAAACCCTACTAATTTGGCTACCGCAACTGATTCTCAACCATGGTCTTACCTAACTAAAGGTTACCATATGGATTCAGGAGCGACTGTAATAACAATTTCATCTAATTATGTTACTTCAGGTGAAACGGCTTTTGAAGTTGGTGATGCGAGTTTTGACGGAGAACCTCAGAACGAGAGTAACCCGTATTATAGATTAAATGCACGTAAGTTCACTGTAGTACCATCAGGAGGTTTTGATGGGTGGGATATCTATAGAGAATATAGAACTAATGGTGACAGATACCAATTAGGAGCGGCAGGTTTTAGAGCAGGTGCAGCACCTTCCATAACTTATCCAACGGCAACAGGATGGGGAGCGTTTAAACAAATTGTCGGTCCAGATAAATTAACTTGGGCTAACACTGATTATTACGCATACCTATGGGGTCAATATACATTTAATAACCCTGAAGCGGTTAATATAAATGTATTCACAACACCAGGTATTGATTATGTTAATAATTCTAACCTTGTTGAGTCAGCAATTGATATGGTAGAACAAGACAGAGCGGATTCAGTCTACATCTGTACCACACCTGATTATCAAATGTTTACACCTTCTTTAGGGAATTTCGATACGGACTTCATTTATCCTGAAGAGGCGGTAGATAATTTAGAGGACACAGGAATTGACTCTAACTACACCGCAACTTATTACCCGTGGATTCTTACGAGAGATACAGTTAATAATACACAGATTTATCTTCCACCAACAGGTGAGGTTGTTAGAAACTTAGCATTAACAGATAACATCGCTTTCCCATGGTTCGCATCGGCGGGTTACACGAGAGGTTTAGTTAATTCTGTTAAAGCACGTAAAAAACTAACACAAGAAGATAGAGATACACTTTATCAAGGTAGATTAAACCCAATAGCAACCTTCTCCGATGTCGGTACAGTTATTTGGGGTAACAAAACTTTACAGATTAAAGAATCTGCACTTGATAGAATAAATGTTAGAAGATTATTACTACAAGCACGTAAGTTAATTTCGGCAGTGGCGGTAAGATTATTATTCGAACAAAACGATGAACAAGTTAGACAAGAGTTCTTAGACTCAGTTAATCCTATCTTAGATAGTATTAGAAGAGACAGAGGTTTGATTGACTTTAGAGTTACAGTTTCAAACACACCTGAAGATTTAGACTCTAATACGTTAACAGGTAAAATTTACTTGAAACCAACAAGAGCACTTGAATTTATAGATATTGAATTCTTGATTACTCCTACAGGAGCATCTTTTGAAGATATTTAATAACTAACTATATTTATATTAAGGAGGAGGGTTAATTCCCTCCTCTTAGCCAATTAAACGTTTAAACAAAAATAAAATGGAATTCAAGAAAAAAACACTTAACGAGTCGTTAAACGTAAAGTCTGACGGAAAAAAGTCTTTTTCTAAAAAACCTCAGAATATTGTAATATCTGAGTCACAACTAGAAAGACTAATGGTAAAAATTAATAAAAAAAACTAAGTAGAAAATGAGTTTAAAGAAGGTTATTAGAGAATTTTATCACGAAAAAAAATTACAAGAAGGGTTTGACCCTGAGGGTAATCCCGATTTAAAGTATTATGCTTTTGATTGGGACGATAATATTGCGACTATGCCAACACAAATCATACTTTTGTCCGATGAAGACGAAGAGGTAGGAATGTCAACAGAAGATTTTGCGGACTATAGAGGTATGATTGGTAAAGAACCTTTTGAATATAAGAATAAAATGATTGTGGGGTATGCCGATGACCCTTATAGAAATTTCGGAGTTAAAGGTGATAACGCCTTTATAGTTGATTCCCTATTAGCAAAACCAGGACCATCATGGAATGATTTTGTCGAAGCAATAAACGGGGGGTCAATTTTTTCAATAATCACTGCAAGAGGTCATACACCATCGGTATTACGTGAAGCGATTTATAATATGATAGTGACTAACCATAACGGTATTAGTAAGGAAACTTTAATTGACAATCTTAAAAAGTATCGTAATATGTCGGGTGATGAAGAAAAGGACTCATCTATAATGATTAATGATTATTTGGATTTAAATAAATACCATCCTGTAACATATGGTGAAGGTAATGCTGCGGACCCTGAGGAGGGTAAAATTAAAGCGTTAAGGAGTTTTATTGCGTATGTTAAAGAAATGAGTGAAAGAATCGGTAAAAAAGCCTTTCTTAAAAATGATATAAAAAACAATTTCGTACCAATGATTGGGTTTTCTGACGATGACCCAGGCAATGTAGAAAAGATTAAAGCATTTTTAGATAAAGAATATAAAGATAAACCAGTTAAAATGTATTTAACTAAAGGAGGAGATAAAAAAGAAGTATAATTATTATTATATTTTATTTGCTCTAGTAGATTACTGAAAAAAAAATAAAAGTAAATAGAAAAACTTTTAAACTGGATATTTATAATTAAATAAACTAAAGAAATATAAAACCAAAATACAATGGCAGACTTATTAATGAAAATGCCCGTTCCCTATGAACCAAAAAGGAAGAACCGATTTATACTATCGTTTCCATCTTCATTGGGTATTAATTCTTGGTATGTTGAGTCTACATCAAGACCTAACATCCAAATCGGGTCAACAGAGATTCCTTTTTTAAACACCTCTACATACGTAGCTGGTAGATTCGTGTGGAACACGATAAACGTTACATTCCGTGACCCAATTGGACCATCAGCGTCACAAGCGTTAATGGAGTGGGTTAGATTACATTCAGAGTCCGTAACAGGACGTATGGGATATGCTGCAGGTTATAAGAAAGACTTAGACTTAGAGATGTTAGACCCAACAGGTGTGGCGGTTGAAAAATGGATTCTACAGGGAACATTTTTAACTGATGTTAATTTCGATAGTTTAGGATATAGTGATGATGCGTTAGCTACAATTACAGCTACATTACGTCCTGATAGATGTATTTTGGTATACTAATATAAAACAAGTATTGATAATAAACCATTCAATTGTATATTTAAAACCATAGAGGTCATTGTACTTCTATGGTTTTTTATTTAAATAAACTATTAT